TATTGATCTGAGCCGTTGGAATAGAAATAATTCCGTTAGTAGATGTTCCAGTTCCTGCTTGTAAAATAAGATTACCACCAATAGAAGTTGTGCCAGAAGCCGATTGAGCCGCAATGGTCATATTTGCAGCAGTTGCAGAGGCTGTAGAAACTGCCGTTTGTGCTAATCCTGGTGCTGTAGTAGCTGCTGCCCAAGTTAGAATATTACCCGAAGTAGCAATAGGTACAGCTCCCGCCCCACCTGTAATGCTAATGACAGATTGTGAGGTAGAAGTTCCAGATAAATCTCCACCAGCTGTAAATGAACCGCCGCCTCCTCCAACAGTGGCCCATGCGGCTGCTGTTCCAGAAGTTGCCACGATGGTTTGCCCGTTAGTTGGGACACCCGAAACAACAACTCCATTAATAGCAAGGACTTGCAATGTTCCAACAGCACCAGAAATTGATGCTTGAACATCTCCTAATAATGAACCCCATACACAGCCTGTATTAGTGGCATTCTGCATAAAAAATTGACGACCTGTAGTTGGTACATTGAGAATTGGATTTCCATTGACCTTAGCTACCGTTTGGTTAGTAGAAGTTCCTGTTAAGTCTCCTCCAGCACTAAATGAACCAGATGGAACTGCCTGCCAATTGGCTGTAGCGGAACTGGTAGCCGTGAGTACATACCCTGTCGTAGGTAATGTATTAGAGACAGTTACACCACTGATATTAGTAACGGTGCTCCATGCTGCTGCAGAACTGCTGGAAGCAACTAAAGAGTTGCCTGCAACTGGAGTGCCAGAAATAATAACACCCTGAATGCTTCCAACTTCTTGAAAGGTTGATGTTCCAAATAAATCTCCGCCAGCTACGAAAGTTCCAGAAGGTGCATTCTGCCAATCAGCTGCATTTACATTGGTAGCCACCAAATATTGTCCGGCAGTTGGTACACCAGAAATAGTTATGCCAGAAATATTAGTGATTTGTTCTGGTTGCCATTGACTATTGGAATGACTCCAAATTAAAGCATATCCATCTTGTGAAGTTCCTAAAGTTCCAGATTCTACATGATTACCTTGCAAACCAATAACGGTTTGAGTAGAAGCAGATCCAGATAAATCTCCAGCAGCTGTAAAAGAAGTGTTAGCCGGTTGCAATTGTAATTGCCCAGCACTATTAACCCAAGTTAAAACATAACCATTTTGACCACTACCATAAGTGGCCGCTTGAATTGCATTTCCTTGCAAAGCATTAACGGTGATCGTGCCTGGCACTGAGTTGGATGAGCTAACATCTCCTGTTAAACGAATCCACTCATTAAGAGTTCCGCCTGAGTTAGCGAGAAACTCTCCACCACTGGCAGGAGTTCCAGTAATAGGAATACCTCTAATACCAACTACAGTTTGTGATGTGGAACTTCCAGACAAATCTCCACCAGCTGTAAAAGTTCCGGAGGGCGCATTTACCCAAGTTGCTGCAGACGAAGAACTGGCCGATAATATTTGTCCGCTACTTGGAGTCCCAGAAACTGTTATTCCAGAAATAATTGTAATAGGTTGCCAAGAGGCTGCAGATGAACTGCTGGCCATTAGAACTTTATTGGCAGCTGCGCTTCCAGAAATAGCAACACCCTGAATCTTAGCTACAGTTTGGCTAATATCAGTTCCGGTTAAATCTCCACCTGCTGCGAATGAACCAGAAGTTGCTGGAATCCACATAGCTGCAGTTGAAGATAATGCGCTTAAAATGTAGCCATCTCCTGGTACACCAGTAATAACAACTCCTTGAATAGAATTGACTAATGGATCCGGATAATTGCCAGAAAGATCTCCACCGGCTGGACCAGTTGGAATAACTAATTGAGTAGTTGGACTACTAACTTGTGTGATTGAAGAAATGGTAATATTCTGCAACTGACCAAAATAGCCGGAAAATTGTCCGGTCATATCTGGCGTATTTTGAACATCCCATAGGATTAATTCCCAGCCATTAGGACCAACTCCATTAAGAAGCTGTCCTTGCATGGTATACACGATTAAGATATTAGTTGGAACTGATTGACTCATATATTTGTTCCTTAGTCAGATGTGAGTGGAGCGCTGCCATAGACATTGACGGTTAAGCCTGCCACATCAGATAAAGAAACATATCTCAATCGAACATAATGAGCACCAATACCACAGATCTGCCATTGAGAATCCCAATTGCCAGTTAGTGTATTGTGAGTAATCGTTTGCTGAGTACCAGTTAGCATGGTCGCATCATCGCCACCATTGTTTGGTTGGCCATATCCAGAACCACTTTGAAATGGTGCATTGCTTGTTTCAATCCAAGCATAACCATCTGGTGCATTGGGGCCATAAAAAACAATAGAAATGCCAAAGACAGAAGCAGATCTTTTATCGAGCCAGTTAGAGACGAAACCATTACCAGGATTTGGTAAAGTAAGTGGTGCTGGACTAACCAGCATTTCATTGGAGCTTGCCATAATATTTTTCCTTTTTCAACAACATCAACATAGGAAGGTAGACACTATATCTACTTCTTAATATATCATAATATTCATTGGTTAATGACCAGAAGAACTCTGGCTAACCGTTTTGAAAGAGTCAACAATATTATCTTGACTCTTTGAACTCATATGTCCTTTACCTTTTCCACCAGCAGGAGATCCTCCCAATGGTGCAACGGGACCATAAGCCGATTGTAGAACTGGAACTTGATCAGTTGATTCATCAATCTTTTCACCCATCATTATCTCTAATGATAATTGATGTTGATAAGCTAAATCTGGTTTTGATTTCATGGCTTCATTAATTAAGGCATTTCTCATCTTTTGTAAAGTGGATGGATTAGTAGCAGCCGCAATGGCAACATCACCAGCTGTAATAGTATTATTCTTAACCATATCTAATAGTTTCAATGGATCAGCAGCAATGGTTAAAGCTCTTTGATATTTGAGTTTTGTAGCAGCCGAAATATCAGGTTCATCAACATTATTGGAAAATGGATGAGCTTTGGCCATAGAAGTATCAGCCGGAATAACTGTTTGAATAACCTTCATTAATCTTAATTGGTGCTGAGTATAAGCTTCAGCTACATCTGGTAGCCCCTCTTTGATAAGTGGCTCAGTTACTTTACTAATTCTATTAGAAAAGACTTCAGGATTGTTGGTAGACTCATTGACCATAGTTCTTAATTGTTTAAGCTGTTGATCTTGAGATAAACCCACCCCATTATTTGGAAGAAGGTCCTTCACAGCATTATCAGAGCCTACAAGAGAACTAACGGCCTTCGGAGCGTTGGAGGACACGAAAGAACTTAATAAATTGCGTGTGCGTTCAGAAATTAGGTCGTCCTGTCGCTTCATAGAGTGTAGAATGACATCAGTAGCGGGCTGTTCCGATTCGCCCAATAGTTTCTTAAAGGCACCAGCTAATTGTTGTTTTTCTATATATTGTTTTCCTAATTTAGCACCAATAGAAAGGACTACTCCAGCAGCAGCGGGAATGTGCAAGAAATGACTTAACATAGCGACTGGTAATGCTCTATGAGAAATATGTGCTCCCAATAAATCACCAATAGTAGAGTCGGGCATTTTCTTAGCAACTTGACGATCAATATCATCTCCAAAAGCCTTGAAGAAAGTATAGCCGGCTCTGGCCTCTTGTAAGCCCTTCATTACTTCTGGCGAACCAATTTCTTTGGCAGCAGCATCTTCTGCCTGTTGTAAGTTCTCATTGACAATACCATAAACTCTTTTACGAGCAGTATTGATAAAGCCATTATCTTTGCTGAAATTAGTTTGTTGTCCGATCCATTGTTTTAACTTCTGAGTATCTTCAAAAGTTCCTTTCTTAATGGTATTATCAATTTCTGCCATGATAGGTTTGATGGCTCGATTCATTTGCATTTCAGAAGGAGATGGCTTGCCACCAAATCGTTGAGCAAAATTTGATTTGAGAGAATCCAATTCTGATTGAGCTGCCTTTATTTTTTCAGCGTTATTTTCTGGAACAGAAGTTTCTGTAGTTTCCGTAGGGACTTCTTGTTTTTCAGCTTCAGGAACAGATTTTTCACCAGATTCTTCAGCATATTCCTCATCTAAATCGATTAGGGGCTCATTACCACCTGCTTGCCATTCATGCACTTTGTCCCAATAGACTTTCATTTCTTTATCATACAATTTTTCTGATGCGAAATCTTTACGATCTGGTTCAACTGGCTCTGGCTCCGGCTCCCATTTACTTGTCGTTGCCTTAGTCTGTTCAGGCACTTTTGTTTTAACTTCTGGTATTTCAGATGTTTTGCTTAATTCTGCAATTTCATTTTCCTTGGCAGTGATAGCGGCTTGGGCATCTGTTCTCAATTTGAGTTCAGAGTTTAATCCTTCAATATCTTGCTTAGCCTTATTGAGAGAGTCTTCAATGATAGAACGTTTGCCATCAAATGAGTCTAATTGCTTAATTGTCTTACCAATAGCAGGGCCATTATCTTGTAAGTTTTGTAATTTATCCAAAGCTATTTCTGGAGTATCTTCTGGAACAATTTTAGCTGCCTTCATAGCTGGACCAATAATATCTCTATTCTTAGCTATCTTAGCAGGAGATAATCCAAACAATTTATTTCCAATTAAGTTTTCCGCCTCTTCCTGAGTTGCACCTTGTCCAATTCCTCCTGCTGCCTCTTTAATAGCTCGAGTCCCTTTTTCAATGGCTTCTGGAGCTGCATTAATGCCCGAGAATAAACCGTGCAATCCATAATTTACCACGATACCAGTAGCTAATGCCTCGGCAGAAGCGGCAGGATCTTTATTAATTAGTCCTTTAACAACTGGCACAGTTGAATAGATGGCTCCTTCAACACCGACCTTGGCCAAGCCAGATAATTCCAAAGCTTTAGATGCGGCAGATGCAGCTTCTCCTCCAGCAGCAGCGGTGGCTACTTCTCCTCCGATTGCACCAACATCAGCAGAAATTGGATTTTCTTCTTCAGCTCTATTGAAGTTTTTTTGTATTTGTTGTTTTTGTTCTGGAGCATTAAACTCATTGGCAATTTCAAAACCCGGAGCGTGTTTAGCTGCAAATCCCAATGCAGTATCAGCGGGTCCACCAATAATATTTTTGATACCAGTTAATCCAACTTTTTCTGATTGTGCATCAAGAACATTTTGAGTTTGAACTTTTTCTCTTTCATCTTCAGTAGAGATTCTATATTTTCCAGTAGATAAAGCTGCTTTGATTTTATCAGCAGGCACATCTATCATAGCTCCATCATCTCTGATAAGCGGAACATTGGCAATAGAATGTGTGCCAGATAAAACAGCTTGAGTAGCTTCTGATTCAGGTATTTGTTCAGATTGTCCAGTCTGCAAGTTTTTAGCATGCATCATAACTGGAGCGGCTTCACCCTTCTTAGGAATAGAAACTGAATTATTGGCTTGTTCTTCAGGTGCAATTGGAACATCAGATAAAGCAGTATCTGCTGGAGCAGCTTCTGGTATATCAGAAGGCCCAGTCAAATCATTTTGCTGAGGAGCACTTTCTGCTAATTTATAGTTGCCAGTATCTAAGGCAGCCGAAACTTTATTATCAGGTACATCAATTACTGCACCATCATTACGAATTAGATTAGGCATTTATTTTCCTGGTGAGATAACTTTACCAAATGGATCTTTGGATGGGTCTGGAGCTGCTTGTGGTTTCTTATCAGGACGAGCCAAATTGTTATCAATCATATCTTGATGATGTTGTACTAAAAACTTATCAAGAGAATCAAACTTAGATAAAGCTTTCCCTTCTTCAGAGTTTTTCCCAAAAAGTGGAACATTAGGAAGAATTTTATGTGTTAAAGCATCTTGTGCCTGAATGCCAAGTGTATGTTTTTCCCAATCTGGAAGTTGTCCTGCAATAGTTCCTGCATCTCTCTCTGCATTTGCGTTCTCACCAGAGTTACTCACAGATGGACCTCTTTTATATCCATATTCTTCCGGAGATATTTCAGTAATTCTCTTTTTAAGAGCTTCATAAGTACCTTGATCTCCAGAGTTCCAGGCTGCTCTGGCATCTTTTACTAAACCTACTAAAGTATTATGAGCATTAGAGTGAATATCATAAGCTTTGGCTGATTCTTCATTCTTGGCCAAAGTAGGCTCTCCATCAACTTTAACAATACGCTTTCGATCTGCTTCTTCCCTTTTAGCTGAATCTTCTGGTTTGATTCTTCTACCCTGAGCATCTAAAGTTGGTTCAACTAAATTACCATTCTCATCGAGTGTTGCCTCTTGAGATGTATTCGTTGAAGCTTTAGGTGCTGGATAAGACCAACCTCGTTTGTTAATATCAGGATCTTTATCATTATATGTAACACCAATGCTGTCCATAATAGGAGAAACTTCACTTCTATTAAATACGCCTGCTGTGTCCTTAGCAGCTTCAATGCGCATTTGATCTTCTGGTAAATCTTTGTGCAATTCAAGTTGTTTTTGATAAAACTCTCTGATTTCTTTTTGACGAGCACGTTGTAATGCAGCTTGTGCGGCAGCTTGTGCAGCTTCACTATGAGACAATGCGGCTCTTGACTGATCAATTTGTCGATCTAAATCGGCTTTTGCCCTGGCAACAACGATAGGTACCATTTTACCAGTTGTTTTATTTGCTAAAGCATCTAATTCATATTTAGTTTGTTCTGATCCTATTTTATCAGAGGCTAAATGATAATTAGCCATAAATTTATTATGGTTTTCAACTGTATCGACAATTTTCCCAGCATCTACAGATGACTTATATAAATCTTCCATATTTTGTTTATGAGCCTCATAATTGCCTTGGATTCTCTTATTAAGATAATCCATAAAAGGATTTCCTCCTTGACCTTTGGTAGCAAATCCAGTTCCAAAACCTGAAAGAGCGCCAGCTAAAACTGCTCCCAATTTGGCTCCGCCACTTTTATCCGCCCAAAATCCTTCACTGGGATCTTTTAATGTTCCAGCTGCATCTCTAAATTTATTATGTTCTGCTTGAGCTGCAGCAATAACAGAATGACCTTCATTATCTGCTTTTTGTATGAAAGCAGCACTATCCAATTTCTTTTGCAATTGTTCGGCAGCTGCTTTTTTATTAATCTCTTCGGCTTCTTTAGCAGCATCAGAGCGAATATCGCCCTCTTGTTCTACATTAGTTTTTTCCGCATTAGCCCTATTCATCCCGCCAATTACTTCTTGTGCTGGAGTCATTCTAATAGCATTAGGTGCAGCGCCGCCCGAAACTACTAAAGGAGAAGGTTGGGATGGCGGAGGTGGCACAGGTTGTCCACCCAATTGACCTTGTGGAGGCATTGGCATCGCTTGAGGTGGTGGCATAGGTGTATCTTGAGATACTGCTCCAGGTGGTGCCGGAGGTGTTGCAGTTGGGCCGCCCAACTGTCCATTTTGTAGATCATCATCGTCAAAAAAAGCCATTATTTTTTGCCCTTAAACTTTGCATCCAAAGATGCGTTTACTTTTTGTTCCAATTCATTGATTTTCTGAGAAAAGATACCCGCCATTAATGGAGCGAGTTTAGCCGTATCAATTGCCTTTCCTTTGCCAGTTTCTTTAATAACAGAAGATCCAATTTTACTTTTTTCCAAATCTTGTGCCATTACCCCAGCTTCAGTTCTGGATCCATTCATAGGATCTTTATAATCAAATGATTGTGGAGTTAATGATTTTAAGAAATCATTAATGTCTGCATCCATTGTTTTCTTGATATTAGTTTTTAATTTTTTATCAGACATAACATCAATTGCTCCACCTTCTCCTGCATCTGCATCTGCAACTGGCGCAGCGGCAGCTGATGATGCTGCAGCAGCACTTCCAGCCTTTTGATTTTTACCAATAGCTTGCTCAGCAGTCATTATTTGTTGAGCGCCATTATTAGGTTGTGGTGGTGGTGCCCCACCAGTTCCACCAATTTGATTGGCCGCAGGAGTTGTCAGATTCGATAATATCTTAGCTTGATCTACTTGACTTTGTTGAGTATTATTTGCATAAACACCAGAATTAATATTCTGATTCATGACATTCTCTAACATTTGTGAAAAATTAGTTGTATCGGCCATTTATGTTTTCCTTATAGTAAAGCTAAGGCTCCCATAGCCGCCCCAGCTCCGCCCATTAGAGAACTCATAGCTCCTTGATTAGCTTCTCCAGCTGCAGTATAAGCATTATTCTGAATTTGTTCTTGTCCTAATTGAGTTTGTGCATTTTCATTTTGAGCTGCAATTTGACCTTGTTGTTGTGCCAAATTTTGAGTACCCAATGTATTCATCAAATTTGTATTAGCAGCTAAGTTATTTTGTTGATTGCCCATTCCAACTTGATTTGCTTGAGAAGCATTGCTTGCATTAACACCAGCTTGCAACTGTTGTTCATTCAATCCTTGACCCGCTATATTGGTTGCTAATCCTGATTGTGCCCCCATAGCAGCAAGTTCCTCTTGTGTCTTACCAGCAACCGTATTTTGAGCTACTTGATTTGCTCCTGTTGCTTGTGCATTACGAGCAGCTAATTGAGCAGCTGCTGGATTACCAGAACCACGAGCAGATCCCAACATACTTTCTGCCGAAGACAAATTAGCAGCACCTTGTTGTTGAGCCGCTACAGTTGCAGCAGATGGCCCTTGACCAGCTGCCATCTTACCATACTGATTAGCCATAGCTTGCTCTTGGGACAATCCACTATTCAATGTAGCTTGACTACCATATCCTGCTTGGGCCGGAGTAACTTGACCTGTAGTATTGCCAAGATAATGATTGAGTTGATTTCCTAATTGAGTTGATGCTTGTGCTCCGATTGGATTATTATATGCACTGGCATTAATATTGATAGCGCCAGGAGTATACATACCTGTTCCTAACCAAGATGGTTCATTATTTCCATTACCAGTAGTATTAGCAAAATTACCAGAAGGAGGTTGTGATCCAGGTTGAATAGGCACAGGAGTCTCTCCAAGAAACGTTGCACCATTCATAATATTTGTGCCTGAACCAGGAGGTGGTGGAGGTGTTTGATCACCCAGTTGTGTAGTATTATATGGCATTATTTTTTTACTCCAAAGATATTCTGACGAGGCATGCGCATTGTTCCCGCATGTGCTTGACATTCCAAAACTAAACCATTTAATGAAAATCCCTGACTATATGTTGGATTATTAATATCGGAGAATGTGAATTGAATAGCTTCACATCTCGGTTGATCAATGTTAATTTGGAATTGATAATTAGCAAATTGGTTATTACCCCATAGACCTTGTGCGCCCCAAATAGTATTACCACCCCATCTATTAGAAACAACATTAGAATTGATTAATACGCTTCCTTTAATAGAAGAGTTGTAATCATAAGCAACCTGACAACTTAAGACATGTGGTCCTTGCAAAGTTCCCAAAAGAAGACAACTATAAACTGACTGATACCCTTGCAAACCATTCATTTTGATCCAAGGAGTTTTGACACTATAAACAATTGGTTCTATTACGTTATTAAGATGCGTATCTTGCCAAACCGTATTGGTAATATCTTGAATAGAAACTTCTCCATTCTCTCGCAGAATACAAAGTTGATCTTGCCAAACACAAGCAGAAACGGCCGGCAAATTGGTCCATGTCGTCCAGGCATTGAAAAAATAATTATAGACAAGAGCCGTTCCCTCTAAGGTTGTAAATACGACTTGATTAGACTGAGACAGTAGGATAGCTGCCGTGATAGTAAGATTATTATACTTTTCTACAGGCGCCCCAATGTAGGTAATGGACTCATCTCGACCAAGCAGATAAATGCCCTTGGGAGATTTGAAGAGCAAACCGCCAGGACTGTTTGGCGTTTGAGTAATGAAACATAATGAGTTTTGATTGGTGCAACCAGTATCAGAAACCAACAATTGAGCATCATTAAATTGATCGGAAGTGGCCAAAGCATTAGGGCCATCTCCAGACAAAAGAAAAATAGATGTAGGTTTGAAAATAGCTAATTGAGCATCCAGCCTACCAATAGCAGTAATTTCATTGCCCAAATTACTATCAATACCTTCTACGAAAGTAGTATTCCAATCCAAAGAAAGAGTATTGTATTGATCTTGCTCAAATTTATTCTGTGAGAACCAGATAACTCCCGGATCTTCATTAGAGTTAATCATTAATCTATTTTGATAAGTTGATATTAAAGAACAAGAAGGTGGTCCGCTATTTCCTAATTGTGAATTGGTATAGATATTTTCATCAGAAGCTATAATAGTATCTGGATTGCTAATATCATAAAATGTCCAAGTATCCACAGTTGTATCATTTACTAACGGGTCATTATCATCAGTAATCTTATAAAAAATTGGAAGACTATCTTGAGTTCTATAGATAGAAATAATAACGCCTGTACGAGGATTAACTTTTTCAGTTAGTCTCAACATAGGGCCAGTTAACATGGCTCCTTGTCCAGCAGCCGTGGTGGTTATTCCGTTGGCGACAGAAGGTCCAGATCGTTGAACTTGTCCTTCATTATCTGTCCATTCATAAACTACAATGTATTGGTAAAAACTGGGAGCTAATGGATTGTAATTGAGACTTGTTCCTGATATTAAAGAAATGCTGCAGCCATAACCATCAGCATTCTCTGGAAATATATTAAAATTATCTTCAACACAGGAGATACCATCGTAAATCTTTTTAATGCCGCCCACTAAATGTAAATTGTTATTAGATTGAACATTATTGAATTGGTTTTGATTATTATAATCAATAGAATAACCGGCTACTCCCAAATTAACCACTTGAGCATTTTGATAAGAAGTAAATGGCCCTTTGCGTTGTCCGGCAAAAATAAATGTATTTTCATTGATTGGATCACACTGAGAAAGTAGGCCATTAGTTCTATAATTACCGCCAGTTGTGGGCGAATGTTTAGCAACAGTGGAAAATCCAACTGCCACTTCTGCGAGAAATGTAGATTGTAAATTAGTGGTTCCTTGTGTGAATCCAGTGCCTTGCGTTAAACATTGAGTCAAATATGTTGATTGCAAAGATGATTGAGATAATGTATTAACATAAATTTGGTTATTATAGTTGAATGGTTTGGATGCTAAGCCAACACCTCGTTGTTGACCAATAAAAGTATAATAGCCATCGACATTAACTATAAAGTTATTAATGCAATTATTGTTGATATTTTCAGCTCCTGATTGGGCCACCTCTGCAGTTAAATTAAGCGAACCTTTATCAAGACCTTCTATTAAAGACAAGTTAATACTAACCATTGACCCAAAAACCCCAATAGCTATCGGACCCATTATTGTAGTTAAACTATGAAATCTAAAATCATAAGTACAGGTCATAACATAGGTATTGATACCATCACAATAAACAATCCAGATTTGATCTAAACTATCTACACATATCCCTACTACTTGAATAGTAGTGCTATCTACTATAGGAAATGGTTCATTAATAGAAGTTCTTAATCCAGTTATAGATGCATAAGCGACTAATGGCGACCCATTAAAAATACAAGCATCATATGGTATTGTAGCTTCATTTGCAATAGTGGAAAGCCCATCCTGTATTAAAATATCAAAAGGTGATATTGTATTACAAGCTGAAACTGGAATGGTATTCATAATTAAAGCTTCAGAAGATGCACAATAGATAATATAGAAATTGTTCATACCATCGTTAAGAACTTTAGGTCTAAAAGCATTTGAATAAACTAATGTATCTGATACAATTATGGTGCCAGTTTGATTATTTATAACCTGATATCTAACACCTGCCGCAGAAGCTGGTTGTACTCGATTATCTTCCCAAGCATAGACAGAAATAGAATTAAGGCTTGAACAATCTGGCCCCGATTGAGTTGCTACTTTTGTATTAAGAACTCTAACCTGATCATTAATGGTGGCAATGGCCGTCCCTCTATTAATCCAAAGATCAGACTCTTGCTGATATGAATAGAGATTAGTTCCATCTAATAATAGCAATTCATTATTAAAAGTGGTTAGACATGCGCCTTCAGAAATATTACCACCACCCTGAATGTTGGTAGAAACACATGTAAAACCTGTGCGTTTATCTATCTGACCAATTTGATTATAGACACAATTCTCTGCTTCTTGCAAATTAGGCTGATCCAAAGTAAACTCTTGAGCCTTGGAGTTTAAGCCTCCCGAAAAAGCAATTGGTATGGGTATAGTTCCTGGTAAACTCATTATGGCGTCAAGTTCGTAAGAGAGTAAGGATACCAAGTAGTTCCAATAAAAATCCAAGCTAATGAAACGATATAGCCTGCTGGAATAACAGATCCCGCTGTATTAATTGTTAAAGTTGTTAATAGTCCCCCAGATGCATAATTGTAAAGGTTAGCATTCACTGGATTAATAGTTACGCTCCATGTGCTATTTTCACTTAAATTGTATCCGGCATTTCCTAAGATATTAATGATGATAACCCTCCCATTTACAAGTGCGGAATTATTATTTGGCAAATTGACCGTTATAGCTGTACCCGAACTACACATACATTGAACATAATAATCTCTGGTCAACCCATTATCACACGTATATGGTGTAACAGTTCCTGCTGGAATTATTACAGGATGATAACTAACTGCACCTAAAGTAGAATATCCTTCATTATTAATTGTTGCTGATGGTTGAATGGTTAAAACAGATCCACTTGGAACAATATTTACACCAACCATATTTAATGTTCCATTAGAAGTAATAGTACTACTGGAATCAGTAGTTATAGATGAACTATTAAGGACTGATATAAGGCCTCCATGATTAACATTCATTGTTCCCAATAAAGTAGTACCAGTACCAGTGATATTAGTTAATCCTTGTAAATTGAGTGCCCCATTGATTGTGAAATGCCCTGTATTATCTGTAGTACCATTCAAACTCCCGTTTAGAAATATTGAAGTGCCAAGATCCATTGTTAATGATGTTCCAGTTTCAAAGTGTTCGATAGCCGCACTTTTCCACAATAATTCCTGCGCTCCAGACATATTAATTGTACCATTAACAAAATCAGTAGTACTACCAACTATATTAAAATTACCACCATCAACAAATAATGTACTGGTATTATCAAGACTCAATTCACAACCATTTGTAAGACTAATGGTGCTATTATTATTAACAACTAATTGACTCTGATTATAGAGAGATAAAACTTCTGTATTATAAACACTTTGTGCAAACGTAAACCATTTAGAAGAACCATCTGTATAAAGAGCAACATATCCTGCAGCTGCCGGAAGAACAAATGCTGTTAATCCAGAATCTCCAAAAACGTTTCCTGAACCAGGAGCTACTTGAATAGTGATTGTATTAACATTGGAAAAATTAATCATCCTAAATAAATAGATTCTTCCAATAGCGTTGGGTGTAATGAAAGCGGCAACTGGAAGAACAATAGTTATAGGCCCACCTGTAGTATCAATATCCAAACAATTATAAGTATCTGTTGGGAGAATAGTTGCGTTAGAAGTAATGGGCCCACGAATAGACCAATTAGTAGCCGGACCATTGGTTGAAGGCGCCAAAGTATTTCCAGCTGTAATTTGAATAGCAATGCCATCAGCATTATTGTAGTATAGATTTCCATTAGATGCATAGACATTATTTACATCTTGCGATCCCACTAAAGTAGATGTGTTATTGACAAACTGAACAGAACGAACATTGCTCAGATTATAGCCATCCAATGATAAATCGCCACCAACGATCTGTCCAGAGATATTGATTAGTCGGCCGCCATATTGAGAACCATCATGATCATGCGCATCAATGATAACAAGATCTGCATTAATCTCGGACGCATAAGCTGGACCCGATTGATTAAGATTAGGAACAGTTAGATCCATATAGGTTGTATTAGTTGTGTTTGGCATTGTTCCTTATATGTTATTTTATTATTAGATGGCTCTGCCCCTACGATTCGAACGTAGATGTCTTTGGTTAACAGCCAAATCTATTGCCAGTTATAGTAGAGCAGAATATTTAGAAAACGAGAACGTCTACAATAACAGCTGCCGAACTATTTAGCACTAAATATGTAGATGTATTATATGTGGTTGAGTCTTGTTCATCATAGACTAATGGTGCAATGCCTCTTTGTCTTACCAAACTCCATCCTGATAAAGTTCTTCCCAAAGTATGCGGAATGACATTAATTCCAGCAGAAAGTTGAATGTTGGTAAGAACTATACTATCCAACTGAGTTTTCTTTAATAGAGATGAGAAAATTTGTTGTAGGTTAGTGATAAGTGAGTTGTAAGCACGAATAACAGCCAAGACAGTTGTGTTGGTGTTTTCTGATAATTTAGTTGTCGTCGTAAATTGCGGTAAGCTCAAACTCCCCAACCCTCTTTAGGTAGGTTAATCCCACCTCTAACTAAATTATATCCAAACAATCGATTTCTACTATTGAAATATTCGATAAAAACACTTTCCATTTTATCTGCAATTTCTTGGTTATAACAAATGCCGATTACTTCATATGAAAACTTATCAATTCCATATTTCTTAATTGCATTATAAAGATAAGGGCAACTTTCATATCCTTCACCATTATTAAATCGCTCTTCCAATGTCTTCCAAGTCTGCCCTACATAAACTTTTTGATTGATTCTGTTTGTCAACTTATAGATTGTACATTGTGTCATACATTATTTAACTTACTTATTTATCCTTTTAGTTTTAAGTGTTTCGCTTATCTTTCTTTTTGTTTCTTCTGATTTTGGTTTGCCATACTGCGGATGATTTTTAGGATCGCTATATAATTCTATTAGTTTCTGTCTTTGTTCTTCTGGTAATTTTCTTCCCTTTTTGAATGAACCGGAATTTGGTTTCATTTCTATTTTAGACAAGCTTTCTCTAATTTTTTGTCTAACTTCTTCGGGCCTTGTCATTCCCTTATTTGGCCCAATATACCCAACCTTATACTGCGTGGGTTCTAAACGCTCCAATATGAATTCTTTCTTTTCATCAGAATAGTCTAACCATCTTTGAGTATTTTTGACACTCATTAGTTGTTTGAACTCTTCTGTTTTAGGAGCGTTAAAACCTCCTTCGGTGCAATTATATCCTTTGCCATTCCAAATAAGACTATCATATTGCTTGATTAGTTCTTGTTCCATTAGATTGGCATCATCTTGACACAGGCCCCTTTGTCCATGTTGGCAGGTGCAAGGTAATATGCAAGATGCTATAACTGTAAACTCGAAATTATGGTTGCCGTGCTTTTTGATTGCACAAGCAATTTTAGATTTAGGTTTATCTTCTGCGGCATCATTTCTGTGCCCATACCATCTGTGTCGCGGATCAACCGTTTGTCCAATGTAGTTTTTCTGATTGACCATGTTTGTTATTTTGTAAAGATAGTGTCGTTTTGTCATGAATGACCTCCGCACACTATATATCACGATATTGCTTGTTTTAGGCTATTGGAGGAATTAAATGCCATAACTTCCGCCCCAACCCAAAAGCGAGTAGTCGGAAATATTTCTTATGTTTACAATACACTTTGGTCCCGAAGACATTCTATTCTTGCAAGCATTACGCACAATATCTTCATAATAGCGCATCTCTTCTGCGAAACCCTGAGAAGATAGATTAAGTTTATTATAGACTTTCACGCCAGTTGATGCCACTGCATATTCAACAAAACCTTCCGTATCCATTGCGATTGGAAGCAAATCAGTTGGCAGACATAACTCTTGAAATTTTGGAGTGTACCAGACTTGATATTGACCAGATGAAATATTCTCCGGTTCAACCACAATCTTGTTACCCATGACTCTAACTTTACGAGCAGCTTGGTTGCCATAAGGAGCGAACATATTTCCAATTGGATTCTGGAATCGATTTCTCTCTTGTAAACCATAAATATAAATAGTAACCCAAGCTCCAGGCGCACCAAAGTCCACAGCCCTCAACTTGAGAAAGTCAGCAGGAAGTGGAATAACATTGTTACCACCAATAGTGGACAAATATTTTGTTAATCGATAATCTTCATAGGCCGTCACTAAAATACTATCTAAAGTGGCCAATGAATTATTTAGGAGCCTTTGCAAAAATTGATCAGAAACAACATTATTCTGTTCGATACCAATTCTTTCCCTTGCATACTCTTGAAGTTGCAGAAAAGACATTGACATTATTATTTCTCCATCATGTCTTCTGAGTCTTGTTCCTTATCTTCACTTTGGATTCTATCTACTAACTCTTGAAGCAAAGAAGCTAAAGCAGAAGCGTCCTTAGACTCCATAGCATCTATCATATCAGACGCAATTCCCATCATAGGAGAATCGCCTTCCTTTTCCGGAGATTCATCCATCTCATCCCCAGAGCCCATATGTTCGCCTTTATTAGAAGCGTTCTCTGGTTCTCCCATTTCAATCGAGCCAAGAATACCCTTACTCTTCATATCCTTAGCCAAATCCATTGCTTTTCTAACTGGTAGTGCCATTTATTAATCCTTATGTCTATTGTTTCTTTATATAGATGGATGAGATAAACTTTCGCTTACCTCACCCATTGAAAACCCCATGTTTTCAAGTCTTAGAATGAACACCATCCATATTCAACATGTATTAGAAACGCACATCCTGATACCTCTGGAAGATCACTTGGAGTACCAGCTGAGTTGAAAACCCAGTTAATAACTAAGTGGCCATTAGAATCTAATGTGTTTGGTAATAGTTGTGTTGAAAGATAATGACCTGACGGCAACATCGTCTTAACGTCAATATCAGTTACCTTAAATGCTACATCTTTCATAGTGACTGACCAAACGCCTGTCGCAGAACGAACAGGATTAGAATGGAAAGCCGTGTAGCTGGATAATGTGCTTGTTACAGTATAACCATCAACAGAGCTGACAGAGATTATCTCTCCATCTGCCACTACTTGTGGCTTAGCTTGATATTGTGGCTGAAATGCAGTAAAATCGGGCATATTATTTCTCCTTCTTAAGCTGCGATGTTGATTGTGATATTTGCGTTTGGTTCATCACAAACAGTGTTTCCGAAGCTGAAGAATCGATAAGCAACAGCATCCAAGTTTGCTTCTCTTAGACCTTGGTTTCCATCAAGAGCGTACATTTCAACTGGATCTCCCAAATGAATATAAGACCAAGAAGGCATATGAAGACCATAGATACGGTTAGTTCCGCAGAATCTATCTGGTAGAACGAGTGCCGAACCAGCTGCCGTATCAACTTCAATACCCTTGAAACTTAATTCAGGAATACTGGTTTGAACTGCACCACCTGGAAGAGTAACACGAGACATATTCGTCTTTAACAAACGAATGTATTGGTTAAAGTTCATAGCCAAAGTATCGACTTGCTTGTCAGATTGCATCGAGACAATCTGAGTTGCAGTGATGATGGCATCTTCAATGTTCAAAACTGAACCCACATTTGGTCCAAGCGCACCAGTTGCATCCAACCAGTTACCAGCCAAACGAACCACATCTCCTACATTTCTATTTACTCCGCAGAATAAATTGCCGGCGCTATCTCCTACTGGGCCTCCGAAGGGCACCCACGATTCAAATGAGTTGATTTTACTACCAACTCCAGTGGATGCTCCAAAAGCATAGTCGTTTGAAACACAGATAAAATCGCCTACAGCTGCATCACTAAAAACAGAGTTGATGGCAATAGCTGAGCCGGACGAGTTAACAATGGAAATAGTTCCTAAAGCCCTATTGACCGAACCAACGAATAAACCGTGGCCAGTGCTATTAGCTCTCTTAGTAATAGTTCCAGAGTTGTTGTAGTAAAGATCAAGTTCTTGCCCGAAGCTAAACTTGTTGCTGTCGAATTGAGCATTCAAAGTTAGAACGCCAGTAGAAGAAGATACCGAAGTGGCCGATCCAATTGTAGATAAGAATCCACTGTTTTGAGTAGAAACACCAGTAGAGGTGATATTACCACCTAACAAAGAGATTTCTTGATCATTACCAAGAACGTTCAAAGAAGAGTCAGTCAAACGAGTAACTGCGTTATCGAATGCGCCTCTCTTGGTTCTTGAACTAAGCATCAACTCAGTGCTGATGTTAGCATAAGCATAGTTCATAACTCGAGGAACAGAGAACTGAGTAACCCCGATTGCTCCTACGTTTTGTGGCCCTGCAACCGTACCCGTTAAGGCGTTAGTGCTGTAAGCCGATAACCCTTGGCCCTGAGATTGAGCACCAGCAAACAAAACGTTTCTGGATTGGTTATCATTGGTTTGGATAGCGAACTGGAAGGTAGAACCTTCAACTTCAGAGCTATCAGCTTTCTTAGTAATCATCGCCCAAAACGGACGATTGGTATAAGTGGTGAGAACTACTCCACCATCCTTATACCATTGTTTTAATAGACCCGATACGGATGTATTTGTATTGCCTGTTGATCCTGATGCCATGTGATTTTCCTTTGTTGATAGATCTATGATTGATCGTCAATAAAATTGATTTTCAATCATAGCATCCATATAAACAAGGATTTTTAATGGCTAACAACGAAGCCGCTATGAATTGTGTCAAAGTATATGTTAAATTATTACCTATTTCTCTCTGCCTTCATTTGAAGAAGCCTCTCTTCTCTTGATAATAATGCGAATGGTGTTTTCTTACCCGAAGATGCTGCAGACTTTCTAACTGGAGTATTGCTTAATAACTTTTGCTCTTCCTCTTCGGCTTCTCTTATTAACTTTTCCGTCTCATCTTCTTGCAAATCAAAACGAGAATTTAATGGACGTGTCTCTCTATTGTTAAGAGTTGGTTCTATGACACGTGATTGAGGGCGAACTTGTTCTTCAACTTTAGCTTCCTCTTCCGCCATTTCTTCTTGTTCTTCCTTAGTGAAAAACTGAGCCATCTTCTTCATTTCTCTCAGTTTCTTAACCGAAGCTGTATAAGATTCAACCATTTGCTCTTCAATTGCGTCAGCCAAATCAGCCGGATTAAGCTCTTCACCCGTCTCTTGAAAATGCTTATTAGCATATTCATAAATATAATCTTGGATCTTATCCGCCCCTTGTTTATGAATGAACTCATATTTATCTTTATCTGCTAAAGCTGGAGCAATCTTATCCTTAATATAATCAGATTTAATTCTACTATACTTCCAAGCCGCTTGTTCTTGTTCAAATGCTTTACGTTCAGCTTTCCAATCAGCATCTTCCTTAGCCCTAATCTGCTCTGGAGTTAGGACAACTTCTTCTTTCTTATTTGGAATAGCAAGGCGAGCATTATCTACATAAGTAGCCAAATCAGTTGGAGACATATCCAAAGCCTTAGCGGCTCCTGCCAAATCCCCTTTAAATAATAGTTCTCTGGCCAAGGATTGTTTTTCAGCAGCTCGTTTGTTAGCTTGCTCTTGACGAGCCAGCTTCTTTTCAGCTTGTTCTTCTTTCCACTTGGCCTGACGCTCTTCCGAAGATGTTTTAGTATCTTTCTTTTCAACAACCGGAGGCTCTTCAGAACGAATCTCTCTCATTCCAGTCTCTGGGTTGTAATCAGTTAATGGAGCAATATTTCTCACAACTGGAGCGTCTGCTTTACGAGTGATAGTCGAGCCTTGACCTTGAGTTTGGCCGTTGACTACAGTCTTAGAACCTTCAGTAGATGATGGTGTCTTGATATTTAGATTAAATGATTCTGGCATAAATTATCCTTGTGGCATTGGTGGTGGGGTCATTCTGGCTGGCGCCATTCCAGCTTGAGGAGCAATTGCTCCCGGTTGCGGTGGAGGTGCTGGATTGAAAACATCTTGCAATTGCTGAACTTCTGGATCGCTTCCGCTTAATAATACAGTAATCTCTCTGATCCATAAACGAACAAGGGCCAACTGTTCTTCAGGACAATTATCAATACAAAGCTGATTGTACGTAGCTTCGGAAATAGATAAAGCTAACTTAAGATTAAGATACTTCTCAGGATGATAATAGATTCCATCTTCTACCATCTGACACAATCTTTTCTCAGTTAGTCGCAATGAAGATGTTTGTAGTTTAATTTCATCTTCCAAATCTGGATCAAGTCCCAATAATTCCATACCACGTTCTTTGGATAGGAATTGATTAGAAATAAAATCTGTAATGGTTTGGATTCTACCAGCAGCAGAAGCTGGAAAGGCAGACACTGTATCACATTTGATGGTGAACATATCGGCCGGAAGATTGATCTTATCCCATTCCATCTCTTTCATCATCTTGGCTTTCTTGTCAAGATAATTAACTTTGAACTTCTTACCCTTCCAAGCTTTCTGGCCCATCTTGATAACTACTTCTGCGTTATCAACCATGAACTTCTCCCAATTCTTGGAGACTTGAATAAATCTGGAGGACTCAACATCCACCATCGTTCTCATAGCTACTGCCGATGTAACTCCCGGTTGTTTCTCACCGCCTGCAGAGGTTTGAGAAACTCCCACTTCTTGATAACACCAAGACATCCAACTATTCAAATGAGAATAAACTTCCTCGCTACTTCCTTGTGGCGAAATGAATTGCGGAGGCTGTGTTCCATTACGATATGGAATCATTCTGGAGACTTGGTTAGATAGAATAACATCTTCAGATATTTCAGAAGCACTGTCAACTACTAAATATGGTGAGCATTGTAGCTCTTGACATTGTTGAATGAACATCAATATTTTATTAATTTCAATCTGACCCGATAGAATCGTTTCAGTTATACCTCTACCATAAATGCCCGCTACCTTTTCGTAGTATGGAAAGACAACGATTGGAAAGAAGTCTTCATCATAATCTTCATTAAGCAATATCTGATCCGCCAAGATAACACAATGTTTGCCGACTTTATCCCCAACCTTAAGATGCCATGATTCAACAATGACAACAAAATCAACAACCGTATCATTAGTGCGGAAGATGTTTGGATGAGTAGTACATGTTTCTAAAATTAACTCTTCCTTGTCCTTATATTTTTCGATAAGTCTTTCTTTCTGCATCATCTTAACTCGATGCATGGATAAAGGCAAACCACGTTGAGCGTCATATTTATCGATCTTTAGTTCATCGATAAAGACCCATTCACATTTTGGCATTCCATCCTTGCAAATCTCCCATTGAACAGCACCCAAACCATAGACTGATGCATCTCTAAAGACTTTGTTATTGGCGATCTGATAGAAATTGGAAACCTCAAAAACTCCTTGGCAGAACTTAGTCATGTTCTCAGCCTTCAACTTATCAAAATAATCGGCTCCGCTGGTAATGAAATAAGGTTGTGGATTGTCTCTGGCCACTTTAGAATGGACAGTATCTACACAAGACTGAATGATATTATAGACTGGGCGATTGGATGTTTGCTCGGAACGAGTAGCGGATGTAATATTTGAATAGCCCAAAGCTTCATAGTTGCCATACATTCTGGCAAAACGCATGAATTGCTCTCGTTCATTATAGTTGTTATCATCAATACGTTGAACTAAACCCGCGATACAATTAGCAATATTAGATTCATCTTGATCCCACCAATGAGTCATATCATCTGATAACGTTTGGTGGCCAGAAATCTTAACTGTTCGTCCAACCTTATTAGATTTAGGTCGTTTCATCGTTACTTTAGGAGCTTTGCTCATGATTGATCCTTATCCGGAACATTCAAACCATAATTCTTCAGGACTTCTTCATTCAAACGTGGAGCAGATGAACTAAAGAACATTACGTCTTCCAATGGGGATTGAGTGAAATTGACCGGAGTATTTACTTTGGGGGGCAACTTATAGGATGGCAATTGCTTGATCTTAGGCGTATGAAGCTTCTTTGTGATGGTTATTCCCTCAACAGAAATAGATTCGATTTCATATTTTGTCATTAATTTTAATATTTTTTCAAGTTGTTTAATATCGATATTCATTCATTCAACCTCTATTGCTGCAATGTTTGCGAGCGGAATAATTGTCCTACTATCATTATGTGAAATTATTATAGCATTTCCTTTTGTTTTAGTGTCAATCTCATAAGAATCAACTGAAATACGATTCAAATATTCAAAAACTGAACAAGTATTGATTAAATGTATTACAAACATGGCAACTTTCCTATGATGGTTGGATCGAACAAATACTTCTCCATGAAATGAGCCATCAGATTTTCGTTCTTGGTTGGATGAGTCATAATAAGAGATTGATTCACTGGACCGGCCCACTTAAGCAATTCATTTAATAACCCTTGGTTTCTAATGTCTGCTTTAGTATAAGCGAAATGACATATTAAATGTCCCCTGAAGAATGTATATACTAAGAAAGATAGAATATCATCCTCATCTTCCTTGAGATGAGCGACCAATGTGATGGAATTATCGATGAGAGTTTGCATATGTGACTGGTAGTTCTGCGCAAAATCCACCTCAAACTGATGAGGATAGATATGTCTCATTGTTTTAAGCCAAGCATCTTTGATGAATGGTACATCATTCAAAGTCCCTAACCTTATTAAATAGTCCGAGTGTTCTATCATTGAAACCTATTATTGAAAGCCATTAGTTTATTGCGCTTGAATAGTTCTTTGGTTAATGCATTCTGTTGATCTTGACCCGTTGGCAGCCCTGGCTTTGGCTTTGGAACCTGATACCAATGATGTCTGGAATAATAGAACGCATACAAAAAACTATCGCTTAAGTCATTCTTATACTTACTATCTTCCACATATCTACCTTCTTTCAATGGCTTAGCTTCCCATTGACATGTCTTTAATTGATTAATTAATTCTTCTGTGCCAGGCATAAAGACTACTGATCTTGTTTGCAAATCAGAGTTGAGAACTAACTGATGAGATAACTTACCTTGCCTATTAGCCTTTTCTATATTAAATCCATAAGTTTGTTTTAATGTTTCAAAGACTTGCAAACTGGAACTATCTCCTACCATATAGGTATAATGATATAACTTATCCAATTGCTTAATCTTAGCCGCCACATCAGCAACTATCATCTCTGATTGATTAAACGTTTCCAAGACATATAGTTTATTAGAGTATTTGGTGTTGTAGGCCACTGTAGTTAGTGCTGTCGGATCATTGTATCCCAAATCTATGCCCAGCACCTTCGTGGCAGTAGCTAGGAATTCAGCAGACGGCATAGGAATGCGTTCATTGGTCCCAAAGTCAAGGCATTCCTGAGAAGTTAATAAATTGCCTTCCGAGTAACGATAGATGAGCGCATCCTTCTGTACGATCCATTCAGCATTCCACTCTTGTCGATAAGCATCGGTGAGTTGTGTTCCTGGATGATCTTTCTCTAATTTATCTAAGAAGTCTTTGACATTATCACAGATACGATTACCAGTTTGTTCATCAATAGCGGTGTTATTGGCCCATTGACAACGATAGACAATCCATTCTGGATGCAGAGTTGAAGGACCGACTGGAGTTTCTTTAGTATTATCTTTAGTAATTTCATACCAATAGTTCTCACCCAAAGCATTTCCAGCTGTTCCGCCGATAATCATGGCTGACTTAGTATCAGCTGCTGTGGGGCCCAGAACCTCATTAATAATAGTGGAAGTATCTTGTGTGAAAGATTGCATCTCATCAATTAGATTGAGCGAGGATTTAACTCCTCTGGCTTTTTCCTTTTGTTTTTCATTGGCATCCATCCCAATAAGATAGATGATGGAGCCATTCTCGAATCTCATTTCATTTCCATAGACCAATTTAGCTGGTAAATTATGTTTACGCAAGATACGAGCCAAGATTTGATCATACATAGCTCGTTTACAGCTATCTTGTGTTAATCCGATGTAGAGAACCTGAGAGAATGGCACTCGTAGACACTGTTCGATAGCAGATAGAGCCATAAGAGTTGTTTTAGATCCCCTACGTTCTCCGAACAAAGCTTTCCTTGGATTCTTATCATTGATAAAAGTTCTTTGCCACGGATAATCGATAGTAGCCTCAATAATGAATTGTTGAGCCAGGTCTGGTAAGGAATGTTGTTGTTCTAAGATCTGCTGTTGAGCTTCTTGCTTAATTCTCTCAGCAAATGTTAGTTTCTTAGCTTTGGTTTTTGGCATTGAGCGGAATTATGGGGAATTGGACATTCAATTTATATGATTCTCGTTTGGCTTCTTCCTTGAGTTCTACCTTGAGGACACGATAACGCGCATATACGCCCATCATAGTCTCTGCCAGCTTCATAGAGAGGTGCAGGTCAGCTGCGGTTAATTCGTTAGCCTTAGCCTTGGCATTGATATCTTCCACGCCCTTTTGCCAGGTTGGGATAAGCTCTTCGATAAGGTCAGGTAATTCTTCACAAGTTTTCTTTTTAGTCATTGGTTGCCACTTTGAGGTAAGGTTCTGGGAGCGGTTGTTCGGCATCAATTACTTCATATAGAAAATATGTTTGATGATTGGATAGAATTTTCCAACTTTCTTCCCCAACAGTTACAATATCATTAGGTTGAAAAGAAGCGAGCATCTTGAACATATGGCCCGGAAAATCTTTATCATCATAATCAAATCGATTCATCTGGTTCCTCGAGGACTTGTAGTTGTTTTGCATAAACTTGCTGTAAATGCGTTAATCCTATTTCAAGAGCCAAATTAATAAGATGTCCTCTTGTTAAAATTGGATCAATAAGAAGAAGAATATCGTTAACCAACAATAAATTTTTTTTATTAATGTGATACGGTATTCTTTTTGTAGCCAATGTAGCCATACGTTAATGTCTTGATATTACCATGTGCCGCGCTAATGTTAATTTTAGTTTAATTAGAAAAAGTTTATTAGAAGAAAAATAAGAGAAGATCAGAAGATCTGGTAACTCTCTGTAATAACCCCCCACCTTTAGGTGGGGGTTTACTGTAGGTTACCGTGTTGCTGCTATGTGCCGAATACTATAGGCTGCTGATGATAGAGGCTCCAAATTACTTAATGATTACGGTTAGTTGCAAAGGGCACTTTTTGACCTGCAGATAGAATCGGCACATAGCTTCCAATACCTTCCCACCTATTTTTCAATATTGGAAAATTTTCTATCAATAAGGATATATTAAAGACAGAAGACAAAACGGCATATGCTATGTGCCGATTAACCTGCGGAGCTTACGATGAATAATAGAATACAGGCAGTTAGAGACGCGCTAAACATTGAGCATTACGATATGGCTCAAAGTATTTTGGAAGATATGTATGAGAAGCGCGAAATTAGTCTTGAGCAGTTCAAGAAGGAAGCTTCCGCATTACCAGATTTTCTCAAAATGAAGTTGCCAAAGCCATCTTTGAAATTTACTCCAATCAAAATGATTAAGGTAGGTTTGCATAATATGAGCCCAAGAGAGTTTATTTTAGAGCGTTTCGATATGGAGCGTAAGAACGTCATTTTATTATGTGGAGGATCGAACGCCGGTAAAACCATTTTTGCACAATATTTAGCTTTGGCTGTAGCTAATAACCTTCCGCTATTCGGAAAGTTTTCTATAAATAATCCTGAGAAGGCTAAGAGGGTATTGCATATCGACTATGAACAGTCAGAAATTCAGACTCAAAGACGATATGAGCGATTAGCTGTGTCTCTTGGTTTATCATCGTTTTGCATTGATCGTATCAAACTGCCTTATAAACTTGATGATATGACTATTGCTAAAGATGAGATGAAGGCAGCATTGATTGAGTTAATGAATGGCTATGATATGGTAATGGTGGACAGTTTGCGCCAATCAATGCAATGCGATGAAAACAGTTCGCAAGTTAGTTATGTATTAGAGCTACTTAAGTCTTTGGCAGAAGTAACAAACACGGTGATGTTATTAATTCATCACAAGGGAAAGAACCCAAATAGTAATAATAAGGATCAAGGTCGTGGTTCAAGTGCCATCTATGCTGGTGTGGATATTGTCATTGATTTGGATGCTGATGAAGAGGGCAATATTACTTTGAAATGCCAAAAGAATCGAGATCAAATATATTTTTCATCACTCATCTATCGTATGCAAGACGGCGGCCAAAAGGTGGAAAATCAACGATGTACTGAGATGTTGCAATTAATGTTAGTTGATGGAGAAGTGAGAAAAGACAATAGAATTGAAACAATTCTCAATTTCGTAACCAACGGACAAGAGATAAACTATACTGATCTTTATGATCAAGCGGGCAAAGGAGATAAGGGGAAGTTTAAGGCTTTGATTGCAGATATGGTTCAACAAAAACTATTGATGGAGAAGCAGTTGGGAAAAGCGAGAATGTTTAGCATGGCTGAGAATGGATTAGCCTATTTGGCTTATGAGGTAAAATATGAAACAGATTAAATGCGATCATTGCGGAAAATTATTAGATAGTGAGTTTGATTTAGTGATTTGGAATCTTGAAAATGGAGAGATCACAGAATTGTCTTTTAGACATGGCAACCGCAGGGGTTGCGACGATAGGAACTTCATCTATTCCAGACACATTAAAGACGGCTATGATGTTTTATTAACGGACTGGGCAAATAGCTCATTCAACAAAGGAGATACAGAATGATTAGATACTATATTCACGGAGATTATCATGAAACAAATAAAAACGTGATCTATTGTAAGCATTGTGATTATTTTGAGGAAAAAGCACATTTCTATGTGGCACACCAACCCGCACACACATCGGATTATGCTTTGGCTATTTGGATGCTGAAACATTTTGAGATACGCAAAGAATATATGAAGGAGGATGGGATACCATCTTCATATTATCGTCCTGATAATGCACCAAATGCTTGGATGTGAAGACTATGCATGATTATTGTGATGAATGCCAACAATACGAAGAACTCATTGAGGTTTGGGATGAGGATACTAATGAAGTTATGTATATATGCGAAGAATGTTATTTGGAGGATGAATGAAAAAAAATACGTGCCCACTTTGTAATAGAAAATGCAAACCAATTGAAGAAGATCTGCTTGGCGAAGATTATGTAATGTGTCCTATTGGACATTATATCTACAATTATGCTGATTATCAAGGACATGCTCATTCATATAGATATGTCATTGGAAAATATATTGTGTTTCACTATGAAGGTGATTTATTTCATACAGGCGATTATTCTCAACAACTAATAACAATTGAAAACTCAAATGATAAAAATTCTGCTATTGAGTTTCGTAATATAGATTTTGAAGAGTTATTTGGAGTTAAATATGTTTCTCAATTAACTGAAAATAGAATTGCGCTTGTGAGGGTTTTTTCATGAAAAAATGTGAATGTGGTGTTTGTAAAAGATGTAAACACAGGGTGCATCAAAAGAAATGGTATGATGCACATAAAGAGGAAGCCAAAAAATATCAGAGAACATATCAAAAAAAATATTATAAATCTCATAAAAAAGATAGATGTGAATACATGAGGGCGCGTTATCATGATAATCAAGAACGTATTCTTTTGAATGCCAAAAATTGGAAGTGGCGCATAGAGGGAAAATATACAGAAGCCAAAAGGCTCGCATTAAAATATAGATTTTATCAACAATTTTTAATGCCACTTCACTATCTACCCAACCAAGAAGAAGTTTATTTGCTCATGACCAAAATGATTGAATGTCCTACTTTAACAAAGAATCAGAGAAATATTCTTGTCATGTTCAGGGCCGGGCATGACGCCTTAACCATCGCCAAACTTACAAATAGACAGCAGACCACACTTTGTGGTGCCATTAATGGAGCGCAGGTCTACAAAGAAGACGGAGAGGTTCGTTTTTATGGCGGAATTGCAAAGAAAGTAATTTGGATTTGTCAAAATTTTCAAGCCAAAGATCCATATCTAAAAGCGCTCATTGAGGAATTGGAAGAAAAAAAATGTTCCATGCATTTGGGCAAGAAAATCTGCCAATAATCAGATATATAATTAGTATAACTGATAAAACCGAAAGAGTTATAAGTGAAATTTACGAGACAGATAACATTCAAACTGACGGAAGAACAATTTGCCAAGTTGGAATCGTTCATAGATAAACTAAAGCTTCCATCAACAGTTGGTGCGGTATTGAGACTATTAATTGATCAAATGAAGGAGACTGAAAATGACACAAAGTAAAGATGATTTACAAGCAAAATATAATGAGTTGTGCAGACAATTGGGAGTATTGCAATTAAACAAGCAGCGCAATGTAAGAATCATTGATAAGCAAATTGCAGAATTAGTTGATCAATGCATGACGTTGGAAAAGGAAGCGGAGCATATGGATGCTATTGAAAAGGCCACCCAAGAAGCAATTAATAAATTAAATAAGCCAATCAAAACCACATCTGTGACGGATGATGAAGATTTCGATGTAATATTTCCAGGTGCACGTGCAAATGAAAAGGCGCAAGGAAACTGAAGAATAAAGAAGATGCAAGTCCCAATAACTTAACAACACAAATAGGAAACTGCAATGACTTCTACAAAATTTGATTACATAAATTCATACATCATAAAACAGTTGGATGATGAGATAAGGGAACTGAAGGAGAAAATGAAGAATTTGGAAAACAGGATGAGAGAGTTAGAAGTGTCGAACTTCTATGGCTCGGTAAAATCAGGGAGATCTCAATATGACCAATAAAAATAACGAACAATCGCCAAAGAGCGCCATCGATGATGAGAAGTTTTGCACGCCTGCTTATCAAGTAAAAATGATTGATGAAGCATTTGGTAGATTGGAAAAGAAGATAGATAGATTATTGGAATCCGCCAACCATCCATCGATGCCAAGAATTAATGGAATACCTGTTGAATTAACTAAAGAGCAACTCAAACATTTGGATGACCTACCTCGTGAAATTAGATATGATGCAAAAGAGACATCGATGCCAAAAGAAGTCTATACATCAGAAGTTGTTAGCCAGTTCAATAGATATACTCCGCTATCATTTGCAATAGATCAGAAGATAAAAGATGATAATGCAACTGGCGACCCTCATGGCGCCAAAATTAATCTATCTGAAGTAATTAGACATTTGAAAACATTAGAAGCTGGTGCACAGATTAAAACAATAGGTTTTGAACCGTTATCAGTTTCAGATGAAATGAAATGTGAATTGCAGAAGGCGATTGAGATTCTTGAAAAACATAATAATGAGAATGGAAAATAAATGAAACCAGAAATAGATTTATCGTATGCAATAAGAATATTGACTTCTCATGCATTTCACGTAGCAAATAATACAGGCAAAGAACTATCAAGAGAACAGATACTGTCTATTGATTTGGCTATTGGTCTCTTACAAGATCAGCAAACCGCATTAGAAAACTCGCAAAAGAAGGTATCGAAATGAGTGATGTAGATGAACTTATGAATAAAGCAATGGTTCAAATTTCAGCCGCTGCAAGTAATCCACCAGATTCAATATTGGTGGATCCAAGATTGCTTGAGATAACTAAATTGCAGTTTGAGAATGCAGAACTAAAAGCCAAGATTAAACGATTGCAAAAGAAGAATAAGAAGTTAATGGAAAAGAATACAGAATTGCGCCAAAATGAGAGTGAAAAATGATGAGTATTATTGATTGGTTTAGAGAGCAAGTATATCTTAATAAGATGACCAAAATCCATTATGCACAATATAAAAATTGGCTGGTAGAAAATGGTAAAACACATACACCAGAATTATCACATCAATTCTGGAAAGAAGAGATAGGGCCGCTATGGTCAAATGAAACGAATGGAGAATAAATGACTTGTAATAATTGTGAAGATAATGCGGTTGATGTCTATAATGAAGAAAAGATAAAAGATTTGGCAGCATATTTAAAAACGCATTCGGTCAATGAATTTAAAGAGAGACTTTATATAAATATGTGCTCAACATGTAGATTGTCTATTTTGCACATGTGCGATAGAGCTGAAGAGCGAACGGAGAATAAATGATTTGTCTTTGCAACATCGATATAAAACCATTGTATGATGGATCTGTAAGTTGCCATAAATGTGAAATGTATTATCGAGAAGGTATTATCTCTGAAATAAGAACACATAATGCAGATTTAGAAAATAACATATTTTGGAAGAAACTAACGGCTGGCAAAGAAGAAAATGATTTTATCAGTTGGTATTATTATAGAGATAATGTTTATACTATAGATGAATGGGAAAGAGTAATTAAACTAAAGGCTTTCTTATGACTCATCCATTTGTTATTTCCAATAAAGGAAAACTAATTAAAAATCATGATTTTGCGACCGTTTTAATAAAACTATATGATATACAAGTAGCAATCAATAATTTTCAGATTGCAGAAAGTTGCCCAAAAATCAATGAATCCACAAAATGATATTGTTTTTACTGACATCAAATTTGCTAAACGTATAATAGATTACTTCTCGCCTCAATTCAAACTTGGTGATAAGTTCTTTGATCCATGCAAAGGTTCCGATGGTTATTGCATTCACTCTGATAAAGAAGGTGGAGCTTTCTATAAGAACATGCCACAACCAAAACTATTCGCAGAACTAACTGAAGGTATCGATTGCATTTCTATTATCGAACCTATTCAATGGTCAATAACTAACCCACCATTTTCTGCCAAAGCTTATCGTAAAGTAGCACAACATTGTGCTAAAATATCTGACAATGTGATATTCTTGGTAAGATTAGATGTAGCTTTAGGGGTTGGTGCAAGGATTAAAGATTTTACCAAAGAGAAGCTTGCATTGAAAGAGATTATAGTTTGCAGATATGAGGATGCAGGATTTGCTGCCAGAGGATTTACACTTGGAGTTTTTCATTGGCAAAAGAACTATGTAGGTGATACTAAATGGACATATTGGGTTTGAAGGGCGCTCTCGCGTAAGAGATCTATACTCCCCCTATAGATCCCCCATCGTTTTGTCGAGATCCAGTTTGAAAATATCGGAAAAATTATCCGCCCCTTGACGGCGCCCCGATCGTCCCTAAGTTGCGAGGAGGCCAAGGAGGCCCGTCAAAATGGAATGTGATTTTTGCCACTGTGTAAAATCTGATGTTGAAACTGTAGATAGTCCTCATTCATTATTTCTATTATGCCAATCTTGCTATGATCAAGAAGTTAAGATTCAAACTATGCTTAAAATATCTTGTCCTGAGATATTTTGCGATTGTGAAGAGTGTGATGAAGCTTGTTCTAATGAGAATTGTGAAGGTAAATCATGAATGATGTTGATATTTGGCAGATTGTTTCGATTGTATCTTTTTTGGCTGTATTTGTCGGAAGTTTTGTTATCGTGGCTTGTGTAATGGCCAAAGGATTTAGAGCTGCCGATGCATGGTTGAAAGCTCCAAAAACAATTCCTCCCACTAGAGAACCAATGGATCCAGAAATGAAATCGGCTCTTATATCAGCTGGAGTTACTGTGGGCTTCTGGAGTATTGTTTTTAGTATTGTATCCTTCCCTATAGCTATTATCCTATTATTTTTATCAGGCAATAATTGCAGTTGTGGTCATTGCCATAAGTGCTGTTAATCGGATTGAGAATATCTATTTTTGGAATAGGGCAATTTGCCAAGATATTTATCTTTCAATATTTTGCTTTTCTGAAATGCCTCTTTCCAATGAACATTATTCTCCACTGTGGGATCGAATGAAAAAGGTTGTTTATTGGCCTCTGCTTGACATTTTGGGCAGGCAGACTTTTCCTCATCTGGCCCCAATAACTCTTCAAAAATATTACCACAACCACATTCTAAATTAAATAATTTCAACATCTCATTCTCCTAATTGTTTTTTCGGGTGACTCTTAAAATATTCTACTTCCCTAAGACGTTTCTCAGCCTCTTCCTTGGAATCATATGAGCCAAGATTCTTAGATCCGTCTTCCGATTTAACATGCCACTTACTACCTTCATGTACTATCATTTTGATCCTTTTAAGAGTGCCAGCAAGAGATTTTTACTTTCACATTCCATTTTATATTCTCTTACCATATACAATTCACGTGGCACATGAAGATTCAATTCTAAAAAAGAATCCAACATTGAATCTAATTCTTTCACATTCTTTCTCATAAGTTGATCGATTAAGATTTGCGATTCACTTATTTCCTCTTCAATGGAATATCCTTCCAAATATTTTTTGGCAATTATGTTCTGCAAACCTCTAATTAATTGATGTTTATCCGAACGTTGGGATGATGCTACTTCATCCAAAGTAACTTGTAATTCTGTGATGGTTAAATTATCGATTATCATTTATTTCCTTATGATTGCAATACCTTTGCCCAACCGCTCCAGTTAATGGTTTGGCTTGCCACACCAGCAATTTGTAATAATAGATTGGCGCCAGTTGGTCCAGATGTCATACCAACACCAGCGACACCAGCGACACCAGCAATTCCTTGCGGTCCCATTACTCCCATTATTCCTTGAGGCCCAGTCGCTCCTGCTGGCCCTTGCGGCCCAACAGGCCCAGTGATGCCCATGCCCCCTGTGGAAAGTAATAAATTGCCCTGAGAGTCTACTTGCAATAATCCTCCAGTAGCTAAATTGGGCGATATTAATTGAATAGAACGTTGGGTAGTATTGCCTCCCACACCAGCCGGAATAGCTTCAATAACTAAATAACCATCACTAAGATAAATATAATTGTTATTAGCCATAATGCCTTATGTTGCAATTCCATATACTGCATTCAGATACTGTAGAACCTGCTGTCTCTGATAAGTAGAGAGTACGTACGAAAAAACCAGAACTTCATAGATATCACCAATCCATCCTTCTAAATCAGCGCTCTGATTATTATATGAGCCTATAGTTAGATTAGTAGTAGCTTGCGAGGCTGTTCCGACCGAACCAGTTGCAGGTGTTCCACCATTCACAGCAATAGTTCCGTTACCTGAACCATCATTAGTGAAGTCTCCAATAAATGGCGTTCCTACACCTATAGATTGTGTCTTAAGCGCTGCTCCATTGTAGAGCGCCAAGTCAGTTCCATTCTGGTATTGGTATATAAGATTGTTTTGGTCTCCTAAATCGACTAAACATTCAATTACTGTACTACCTGTTGATGTAGTAGTAGCCACTACGAACACTTCTACTGGTGAGGCTGTGCTGTAAGTAAATGCTGTATTGGATAGAAAATTAGTGGTATTGAAGGTAAGACGAGGCTTATTGTTCGCTCCGCCTGATGTATTGAAGGCTGGTCTATCGATAGCTGTTCCTTGCGATAGATTGTAGCCATTGCCACTTCTATCATTCCATTGTGTCACCAGCCCTGATGTCTCTGTTACTCCTACATCAGATGAATACCACGCTAACGGATTGAGACTTAATGGCGCCTGTAATGCATATTTCGCATTCAAATAATTCAATAAATCTATTCTCTGTCCTGGTAATAAACGATTAAAGACCAGAAGCTCTGAAACAGTTCCATTCCATGAATTAGTAGAACCTGCATCCGCCGATCCCATCGTCAAATACGGATTACCTTGAGCCGCTGTTCCTATAGAACCAGTCGAAGCTGTTCCACCATTCAGCGCTAATGTTCCGTTGCCTGAACCATCATTCGTCCCATCCACAATGAAAGGTTTATTATTGACTAATGACGGTCCAAAGATATTGGAAGTATTGTACATAATAATTTCACTACCAAATCCTGCTAAATCCTGATAGATGCAGTTATTAGTAAAGCCTAGATCCACTAGGAAGTTAAAACCATTGGTTCCTGATGTGGTGCCTACTACGAAGATCTCTACTGGATTAGTGGTGGCTAAATGGAAATTAGTGTTAGCTAGGAAGTTGCCAGCTGCATTAGAAAATGTAACGTATGGTGTATTATTCGGACCGCCTATAGCCGAGTAAGCAGGCTGCAATGGTGCGGAAGCCTGACCTATTAGATTTCCATTGCCTGATTTATCTGCCCATGTATACACATTGGATCCATTAAGAGTAATTCCATAAGTAGAATCGAACCATGCCAAAGGAGATAGAGCGGCTGGTGTAAAGGTAGGATTGACCCAGGATGGTTTATTATATCTTTGCGCCATATAAGCAGCGATAGCATCTCTTTGAGCTGCGGTATGTGCGCCTTCATAGACTAATATCTCTGCAATCGTGCCTGGAAAGCTATCTACCTGTCCTACATAGCCGATTAATATTTCAGTGGTTAGGTTTCCTGATAAGGTTCCGGTCCCAGAAGAAATGAGAAGCGGAACATTCATATTATTCTGATAAGCGGTAGAAGCCGAACCATTATAGACACCACATAGCAGAGTAGGAGTATTAAGAACTAGAGTATTAGAGCCATAGTTTGATTCAGGATTACCTAGATAGAATGTTTCATTAGCTACGCCAAACTCTGTATTATCTGACGAGTTAGTGATGATGATTTGGTCGCCGGATAATGAGGAAGGCGAGACAGCGGCATAGATGGTAAAAGGTTGAGTTTGACCGCCATTATTGAAATTAGGAGAAAGTAATCCGATACTGTTTGGATTATTGATGGTAGGTTGATTATTGAAATTGGAATCAGAAGCTACATAGGTCCATAGGTCAGATGATGCTGTATTGGTATAGATGGCACCTTGCGAGGATTTATCTATGAGAGAGTTTAGAACGGTTCCGGTATGAGTAGCGGAATCGCCACGAAGCCAGAGTGCTAACCCAGAAATATCCGAAGGGTTAAAAGCACCATGTGGTGTACATTCATTGCATCCTAAAACAATCATACCCATTAGTTTAATCCACTTTCTCTCATATAAAGTCTCTCTTCAATGTCAGCAATTCGTTCGGCCAACTGATTCATTAAGCCCAATAGCTCCAAGATCGCTTCTTGGGTAAGTGGCAATTTAACAATCGATTTATTGATTTCAATAATTTGTTCTAATGCAGATGTAGCGCTCATATAGCCTTCTTTTTTCTATTAATAAGTTTATTTAGAATGATATCGCATTTGAGATTAATTCTCTCATAAATATCATACCACTTATCTTTTTTCTTTTCTGGCAGAGTTTGAATTAATTGTAGTTCTATATTATTCATTTGTCAAGCACCTTATCTAATTTAACATCCAATCTTAATAGAAGATCTGTTTTATTTTTGACTTCATTATTTAAGACGGAGATATTTTCTTTATTATCAGTAGTAAGTTTAGTTAATGCATCAAGCTCTTTTTGTTGATCAATACAAATTTGAGAAAGTTTATCAACCTGCTTATCTCTCCAATTTAGTACTATGATGGCACAATTGATTGCTCCGAAAACACATCCAATGATAGCGAGTAAAAGGGTAGGATTCATTGAGCCTTTAATGGAAGCATAATTTGCCAAGGTGCAATATTAGCATTATCTGTCCATGTTGGATATGATCCTGAATCTGGATAAACTTCATATGGATTTCCAGACTCATCTCCTTGGAATTGCGCACCAAATACCCACCAAGCTGCTCCAAGAATATTTCTGGTATTAGCTCCCATAGTCGCCACCAAATTGTTCATACAAGTTGTTGCATTTCCAACCGATGGTGCATGAGATACACCCATCTCTCCAATGAAAATGCGATAGTTTCCATTAGCTTGAGAATGTGGTAGAATACCCGTTGTAGATGTCTGATCATTGATTAAAGTCAAATGAGTCGTTCCAATAGTATTATCAGCAACCGTTGGACTTGCAGCCAAAGAAATATCCGCCCCGGTACCAGAATAAGAAGTTGATCCGTCAAAATATGAATGCACACAAGCAACCAAATTATTGATTGGATCTGTTAAAGCTAAGAAGGTTGTACAATTAGCAGTTGATCCATATACAGAAGTAGAATTCCAATTAGAACAAGCTGTGTATCCATTACCTTCTACAAAAATCATATTAGCTGCACCGGTTGCTCTAATGGCGGTAATTGCTGCTTGATAGGCTGTTTGTAATAAAGCATTAGTTTGACCTGGAGTCGTATTAGTATTTGGCTCATTACCAAGATCAAAAATCAATCTATTGGTATTGCATTTATAAGCAAGGTTTGATGGATTATTAAAGAAAGTTGCCATTTCAGACCAGAAGTTTGCATATTGGGCGGAGCTGGGACCACCACCAGACTGTCCAATATATTTACCACCATATCCAAGATAAACTCCACCAGAAGAAGACCAATATGGAGATGGCCTTATAGATACCCACATACCTAATGATAGAGCATAACTAACACATGTTTGTAAAGCTGTAAAATAAGCGGTGGAGGTAGAAATAGCACTCGTGATTACTGGTTGAACTTGTTGCCAAGAGAATGGAAAGCATAGGAAATTACAACCTTTAGCAGCAGCATAAAGAAGATCAGTGCCAGTAAAAGTGTTAGTACCATTAGTACAACCAGGAAAATTGTAATCTCCCACTGTAGCTGGATTTGGTTCTGTTGCATCATCCACTACTCCACCTCCTGCATTCCAACCAATAAGAATAGGCGCAGCAGAAGTATTAGGCATGTTTTTAGGAATAGGAAAACCAATCATGATGTCATCACCGCAGAAGCTACGTATGTCCAAGACGTAGAAGTTGAACCAAAAGTTGCATTCGGAGTAACAGTGACCTGCACATTGGCCCCAGAATTAGCAACAGATAAAGTTGGAAGAGTAGTTACTCCTGTAGAAGCATCCAAAGAATCGGCCGGAGCAAAAGCTTTGAAAACTACAACAGTTCCAGAGTTATTATAGAGTTTGCCGACCCAAGTTTGATTAACGGCTAAAGCGGCTTGTCTTCCTGTGATAGTTACTGTCACTACTGCACAAGAACCAGAGGGAATTGTGAAGACCGTGACAGCAGAAGCGGCAGAGCTTGAAGTAGTCGTTTGATGCAAGATATTGGATGTTGTTCCTTGGTTAGAAGCAATTTGGTTATTGATCTGAGCCGTTGGAATAGAAATAATTCCGT